CCTGCAGCCAATTAAAGCCGGGCTTGTATAGCGTCCAGGTAGGGATTCCTTCGGCCTTCGCCAATTCAAAGATGAACTTAAAATCTTTCGCGCGCTTAACCATTTCGCTGCGCATATCCAGGCCGCGCTGCGCGTAGAGTTCTGACATACTCAACAAACCGAGTTCTACATCGGCGCGATCGTTCGCGGCTTCGCGGCCCGCGTCAACAGTCAGGCGCTTGGGAGTAGTCCAGGAAACATTCGACCAATCTCCTTCGGGAACTTCGCCCTGGGAAACGGCCCACCCCATACAGAAGCCCCAAACCTTTTGGCATAGTTTATCAATCGCTACCGATTGCCAGCGGCTAAATACGCGGTCGGCCTTCGCGGTAATCAAACGAACGCCGCTGCCCGAAATCGCAGAAGGATCGCCGACAAACTCATAAGGCAAAGTTCCGCGAAGAATATCGGCCTGGACAGATTTAAGGAATCCGGCGAACACAGGCGAAGGGCGGTTTGATGCCAGCGAACTTAGGCTTTCGCCGGGTTCTAAAGCCAGCAGTTTGCCGCCCATCCTGGACGCGACAGATTCAAGGTTCGCGCTGCCGCTGCCTTCTAGTTCGGCTTTCATATCCTGGGGAATGAATCCGCCGTTTTTGTGCAACACCCTTGTAACGTCCGCGTCATTACGGACTGCGAGCATTTCGAGGCGCAGGAGTTCGTCCTCCGTCTGGATATCCGACCAGGAATGTTGTAGGATGGGAAGCCCGCGCGATCCGCTGGCCCAATCCATTTCTGCGATATGGCAGACCGAAGCAGCAGGATAGAACGCGCTGCTATTATCGCCCTGAATAATATTATATCCGACCAGGCGGCCCTTGCTATCGAACTGAACGCCGTCTGCCATTCCGGCAGGAACGGGCTTGCCGATCGGGTTGCCTACCCGATGCGCTTCGACAACCTGCAGGCGCGGGCGGCCTTCATCGATTGCCAGGATAACGAAGCAGTCCCCATCGCGCAGCGCGGCGCGCAGGGTGATCCGCTGAATATCGTAGAACGAAAAGCGCCCGCAAACGGAGGCTTCGGCAGCCCAGGCTTTAAACCAGGCTTCATAAGCCGCGCCAACATCGGCTTCGGCTGCGCCGCTTTGCGGCGTGATTCCGTCCCCGATACAGTAAAGCGTGTAATCGTTGAACACCTGGCGCACCAGGCCGAAGTTCCTTTCGCCGTAACGAATCCGCTTAATCATTTCCAGCCGATCGCTTGGCTGGTAATCAACCGAGAAATCGGCGGCCTGCCCGTAGATCGTGGCGCGGTTGGAACTGAATCCAACCGAATTGAACGATTGGCTGCCGGCAGCCTGCGGCTTAAGCGGCTGCTGGGCAGCGGCAGGCTTCAGGTTCTTCGCTACGGATTTCTTAGGCATAAAGTTTAGTCCTGGTAGTTAGTCCAATCGGTTCGGATGACGCGCGCTTGCGGCTGTCCATAAACCCCAGGGTTAAGAAGTTGCAGGGCATACATCGCTTCTGAGAGACGATCGCGCGCCGGCATAGTTACCTGCTTCCCGACCGAACTGCCGCTGTCAGAGTAGTTCGTCATAACTACGCCGCTGGTAACTTCAGCCAAAGCCTTTGCTTTGATTGCCAATAGTTCCGCTTCAGTTAGCCCGATGAATACGCCGCTGATTGCCATACGATTGCGGCTCAGGTCAAATAATTGGGCGGCTGCTGGCCCAGCCCACAACCCAGGCGATCGACCAGCGCCCAGAAACTAAACCAGCAGCCGTTACCTTTGCGTTGTGCGTCAACTGTTCCCATTGTCAACGGCAGGCTGCGCCGCGATCGCGTCCGGCGTTTCGGTTGCTTCGCGTCCGATCACTCCCCAGCGAACCGCCAGGACAAGCCCCATAAGCGCGCAGTCGAAGGCGTGGTTTCCGATCTGGCGGTTTGATTCGGGAAGAATCCAGATAGGCTTACCGCTGCGGCTGTCGGTGATCCTGACTTCGCTGGTTAACTGTTTTACATATTCTTCGGAAACATCGCGCGCGTATGTGTGCAGCCGGCGATTGCGCAGGCCCGCCAGGAAATCCTTAGCAGCCAGATTGCTATAAACGATGAGTTCCGCGCGCTCCCTCAGACCAGGGACAATAATCCTTTGCTTATCGGAATAGAATCTGCGGGTAGTTTTACCCTGACCATCGGCAACCGCGAAATCATTCTGGCCCGAACCGCGTAGCGCCTTCCATCCGCGCTTCGCAGTTTGCGCGTAAACTTCCTGGGTATTGTCCCCGCTATCGACCCCTACCAGGGCGCGCGAAACCTGATGGGCTTTTGCCAGATCATCCAGGCCCGTCCAGGTTTCGATCCTGCCGAACCAGCGTAGCCGGCTGCTGCCGTTCCTGGCCCAACTGCGAACTTCAGCCCAGAAGTAGCCGCGTTGACAATCGATAGCCAGGCTGCGGAACGGAACGGAATGTTCAGGGATTCCCAGGCTGCTATCGGTGATCTTCGCGGTTGGAGTAATCCAGGCTTCGTTCTGCCAGGTGTCAGCCAGGCCATAATCGCCGGCTTCGACTAGCGCCGCCATCGTGCCGCCTTCCTCCGACCAGGGCTGCGCTAAACGCTTTTGCTTCCAGATTCTGCGGGGTTCTTCGTCCCCGTAGGCATCGAAGGCTTCCTTCGCTTTTAGCATCTTCGCGCCCTCCTTTCCAAACGAAGAATTAATCAGGCAGTTCCAATGCAGCCCGACAGTTCCCCAGGTCGCGCCCTGGTTCGTTGCCTTGAATCCAGCGCCGCGCTTCGGATCGTTCGCTTCGGCCCGAACGCCTGGGCTGTCCTTAAGCCGAACGCGGCAGTTGCAGCATTCGTAAGTTGTGCCGGCTTCGACCTTATTCAAATCCCAGATTCCGTTAACCTTCGCATCTTCTGGATACCTGACGAACTCCCAGCGCCAGGGTTGCAAATGCCCGCAGGACGGGCAGGCCATATGCCATTCGCGTTGATCTGATGCCTGATAAAGCGCGCTGAACTCATCGCCCGTTCGCCCGCCCTGGCCCATATAGATTGCGCGGCCTAGCCAACTGAAAGCCTGCAGGCGCGCAGCCGCTTCTGCCAAATGCCCGCGCGGCGCAAGCCAGGCTTCATCGACTATAACAGTTCGCAGCGAAAGGCGCTGCAGGTTGTTCTCATTCCAGATTCCGCGACAGTAAACAGTTACCCCGTTCTTAAAATCAGCGGTCGTAGATTTATCGTTGTCCCCATCGGATAGCAAAGCCTGCACCGGCGGGCATTGTTTCCAAAGCGGGCGAACATAGCGCAGAAAGAAATCCTTAGCCTCAGGGTCGTTAGCCTGCAGGGTCATCATCGGCCCTGGCGCGTTGACGATCTGCCAGGCCATATAGACGCGCTGCAGCAGGGATTTGCCCGACTGAGTAGCCGCCAGAATTACTGCGGTCTTAGTCTCAGGATCGCAAAGGATTCTAAGCGCTTCAGCCAGCCAGGGAGTTCGCGCCAGGGACAGCCGCCCGCGAACCGGCGAATCGGGAACTTCTAAGATATTCGCTTCGGCCCATTCTACGGGATCGCCGGAATAGTTCGGCCTAACGACCGCCTGGGCGGCAGCCAGGATAGCGGCCTGCTGATCGGTAATCATCGGCGGCGCGGCTTATGCAGCCTGTCCAGGTCGGCCTTTCTGAAATGCTGCGCTGGCTTTGTGCAGCCGATGTTCGCGGCGATTCGGAACATTCGCGGTTTAAGTTTATGCCGCTGCGCCATAAGATGAACCGCCTGGACAGTCAGGCCTGCGCGGTTGGCATAGTCGCGCATTGAAACCCAACCCTTCGGGATTCGGTCGATGCCTTCTGACTGCATAGCCTGGCGCGCAACCAGCGGATCGGTAAAGCGCCGATGGGGGCGGTAGATGTAGGCCATCCCGTGTTTGCCGTTATCGTGCAGCGTATGGATAACCTGGCGTTCCATATAGCCGCGATCGAACAACCGCTTCGCTAGGTTGCTGGCTGCGTTCAAGGTAAGCAGCCGATAGATGCGCCGCAGTTCGTGCAGGTCGAACCAGCCTGGCGGCTTGTGATCCCTACCTTTAAGCGCCGCAAGGAGTAGCGTCAGGCTGTTCCTCATTTGCGTTTCGGTTGCCATAGTTGGATGTCAGTTTGAAAGAACCAGCGATCGCCGACCTTATGACATAGCCAAATCTTCCAATCGTTTCCCTGCACCCAGCCGGCAACCCAGCCGCTACCCCACCGGCTAGTTCCTAGCCTGGCTGTCGCATAGGCGGGTTCTTTGTCGCATAGGCAGCCCGCGCTGAAAGCCTGCCCGCCTTTGTCGCGTTGCAGCGCTACGGATTCCAGCCGGTGAATATGCCCGCAAACGAAAGCGCCGCCGGCCTGGGCGTAATGCTGGCCCTGCTGTTCGACCGCCCGCTGCCCGTGGGCGTAGCCGTGTGCCAGCGCTACCGGCCCTAAGCGAAACACGCCGCGCGCATAATGGTAGGGAAGGATTTTCTTCGCGCCGGCCTGGCGGGCTTCGCGGTTGATGCGGTCTTTAATATCCTGGCAGTAGTCGCGAATCAGCGCGCTTGAACTTGAACTGATCAGGCGATCTAACCTGTGTTCGTGGTTTCCCCACAAATAAACATCGGGCTTATATGCGCGAAGAAATTGAATGCCGCTTTCCAGATCGGCAGCCAGGCTTTCGCCGCTTTCGGCATCGCCCGAACCAATGCCTTGCCTGAGCGCGCGCAGGTCGAAGCAGTCCCCTAAGTGAATCTTAAGATCGGGCTTATAGGCATCGCAGTAGGCCAGCAGGGCGGCTATACTTTCCGCGTCCCCGTGATCGCCGTGATTGTCCCCGCAGGCAACGAACTTGATTAGTTTCTGGCTCATAGTTTCTTCGCGGCTTCCCAGGCCTGGACAGTTTCGGGATATCCCTGGTAAATCAATCGGGCAGCCATCGCATCGCCGGCGGCGCGCAGCCTGTCTGCTTCTGCCTGCGCTTCGTCAAACAGTTCGTATAGCCTGACGCTGGCGCTTCGCAGCAGGACAAGTTCAGCGCGAAGGGAATCAATTTCTTTGTTGCAGGCGGCAACCGCCTGGTCGGCGATCTTTAATGGAATCATTCGTTCGTTCATAAAGTTAACGGGCAAGTTCCTCCCTGATCTGCCGCGTCCATTTCTCCAGAACCTTGATAGCGGTTTCTGGCCTGTCCCCGTTGCAGGCTTCGGCGCAGTCCAGCGGCAACTTATCCAGGCGCGAAACTACCTTAGCAGTCCAATCCGCGATAATGGATTCGGCTTCTGAAAGTTTGATGTATTGCCGCGCTTCCAGGGCGCGCCGCTTTTCTTCTTCTTCCAGGGCGATCAGGGTTTTCAGCGATTGGTTATAGGCGGTCTGCAGGCGCGCCTGATTGTTATTCCCTTCTTCGATTGCAGCCAGGTAAACATCGCGCGCCCGCTGCACAAGCCGCCGGTGCTGTTCCAGCGCGCCGCCCAGGCTGTTATCGGTAAGGCTTTCGATATTGGCAGGCCGCGCTGCAGGGATCGGCGCGGGCTTCGTTCGGCCTGCGGCCCGTTCAGCGCGCCAGGCTTCGGCTGCCGCTACGCTGGTATTCGGCATACCTTCCTGCGCTAACTTCGCGACATAACCCTTTGATAGTTTCAGCGCGGCGGCTAACTGCTTCTGCGTTACCCTGGTCGGTTGATCGGTCATAGTTGATAGCGCCCGTTAATAATAGTTTTCAACTGCGGTTTAACCGCGATGCGATCGCCGGCAGCGCCAGCCCGTAGCCTTCCTGACGGATTCGGCAAAGTGATTTGCGATTTTTGCCCGTGGTGCGTGGCCCA